GAAACTGAATGTGGTAAACAAGTAAGCATACACACTTTCAGCTTCAAGAACGAAAAAGAATTAACCATGTTCAACCTTAGATGGGCTGGACAAGAAAGCTAAAATGAGAATATTGACCTTAGAAAACACTGCATACGAATTAAATGACATACCCGATGAGATAGAAGATTTACGATTTGCTGTATTGGATAACAGTGACCCACGTACTCCAGATTACTTTTACATACCACTTATCTTTTTAGAAAGTTTTAACAGTCCGGCCCTGGTACTAAAGATTGGAAATAGCGTAATCAAAATGCCTGTGGATTGGCATGTGTTGATCGGAGAGCCCGACCTGGGTGATCTAGAAGTAGTACCATTAACTAGTATTAATGATCGTGGCTTCAGTGTGTTTTGCTTCAATCCCCTGAGCAGTTTCCGTCCGGAGTTTGCCACAATTGAAATTGTGGATATATACCAGGATGTCAAATGGTACTTTCCCAAACTCAAACCCGGACAGTTATTGGCAATACCACTGGAAACTGGCGTAGAAAAACCCCTGTGTGCATATTTTGTAAAAGATATTTCAAGACAAAGTGAGGTAGTCGACTACGGACGCTGCTGGTAATATGGGACAACTTGAAGCCAATGCAACATATATATACGAAAAAGCTGACGGGATTACCTATGCAAGAAAACTAGGCGATCCACCGGATACCAGATTTGAGGTAGGTAGAGATTATGATAGTGAAAAGTTACACCAAGATTTAATGGATGCCAAGATGTGGGGGGAAATACATCGCACTGCCAAATCTAATCCTGCTTTACAAGAAGCACTGGATCGTGTTATAGTTATATACGAACTAAGTAGACAAGATGAAAATATAATGCATCATCCGGTATGACAGATAAACTAAACATTGCAAACGAAATGCGGGCCTTTGATAGCAAGGATCGAAGATTTTATGCTGACCTGACCGACGAAGAACGCAAGAAGTTCAGTAACTACCTAATGGTACGTTGGGGTAGTAGTGTGCAAGGTAGTACAGAGTTGCAGCAATACTATTTGATGTCCTGCAATGAGAATTTAAACAAACACTTTTTTGACTTGGCCAGATATCCAGAGTTACAATGGCTTGCAGCTACCACAGTTAGTCCGGGCATGGGTAACTTTAGGCATGACTGGATCAAGCAAAAAAAGAGAGATAGCACAGATAACAAGACTGTTAAATTTTTAAGACACTTCTATCCTGATTACAGTGTGGAAGAGTTGGAACTATTGGCACAGATTAATACTAAAGAAGACATCAAACAGTTGGCACGTAAACATGGATGGGATGACAAGCGAATCAAGTCTGAGCTATAAATGTCGTTATTGCGAAAAAGAATTTCGCAAGGAGAGTACACTCTCCGCACATCTTTGCGAGCAAAAACGTCGTTGGCAGCAGGAAACGGAAACCGGAGTACAATTTGGGCTTAGAGCTTATTTACAATTCTATGAAACAACACAGGGCAGCGCACGGCTGAAAAGTTATGAAGATTTTGTTAACAGTCCTTATTATAATGCTTTCGTTCGTTACGGCAGACATCTGGTTACTATTAGGGCTATCAATAGCAATAGTTTCACTGCATGGCTTTTAAATAATAACAAGAAAATAGATTTCTGGTGTAAAGATAGTTCTTACGAAGAGTGGCTGTTGGAATATCTAAAGAAGGAATCGCCACAGGATGCACTGGAACGTGCATTACGGGAAATGGAAGATTATGCTGGAAATAGTGACATTGCTGATTTTAGCCATTACTTTATGTACGGCAATACTAATCGTATTTGTCATCATATTACCACAGGTCGTGTTAGCCCTTGGATTTTATATAACTGTGATACTGGTATTGATTTCCTCAACAACCTTGGAGAAGAACACCTGGCTATGGTACTTGCTTGGATTGATCCTGATTATTGGGGCCGCAAATTTAAAGATTATGTTGCAGACGTAGAATGGTGTAAGCACGTACTAAAGGCGGCAGGACTATGAAATTTACATCGGACATTGACATTGACGTAGCAGATAGAGATCAAGCCCTGACTCTACTAAGATATACCGCAGCTTCTATTATCAAAGAAGGCAAAAACACCAAGCACAACACCGGAGTATATTTTACTGATATTCCTGTGGATCCTTTCACTGGCAGAGCAAGCCTAGACTACGAAGCAGCAGAGGAGCGCGGCTACGTCAAAGTTGACGTACTCAATGTTGGGTTGTATCGACAGATCACAAATGAAGAACATTTACAACAACTGATGGGGCAGGAACCTGCTTGGGATCGGTTATATGATCCAGAATTTTGTGCTAGGCTAATACATATAGGCGCACATTATGATACACTGATTCGGATGCCCGAAGCCGTTAACAGTATCCCAAGACTGGCCATGTTCCTGGCTATCATAAGACCTGCGAAGAGACATTTAATTGGTCGAACGTGGAGGGAAGTTGCTGAATCTGTTTGGGAAAAACCCGCGGACGATGGATATTTCTTTAAAAAAGCTCACGCAATATCATATAGCCATTTAGTAGCAGTTAATATCAATCTGCTTACCCAAGCTTCCGAACCAGCGTAATACTACGCCTTTTGCTGCGTTTGGCAGCGATTTCTCTCAGGCTCACATGCGGGCCAAACTTGATCTCCACATCCTTGCTGTTCATTGTTTTCACTACAGCTCTGAACGGAGTCCATTCGGACTTTAGAAAAACATTAATGGGTATCAGCCTGTTACTTTCCCACCACCACATTTCCGCAAGCTCTAAAAACTGCTGTTTTTGCTCCACTGTGCGTAGTGCGCCGTAGTCGTAGATAGTGGTAATAACTTCATCTAAATTTTGAATAACACCGATATATTCGTTACCTCCGTACACCAGGTAAGTTAAAAACGGGTATTGTTTAAGTAATTCTGCGTAGTCTGGTTCAACCATTTATCAATAAATACATATTATGCAAATCCAATGTTATTTATATGCCAATATCATCGAGGTCCAAATTTGGGATCCCGCTATTTTTTCACCAAGGAACCGTGTCGTGTACAGTCGCCCAATAACCATCTATCAGGGAATAGATAATCCCCTGCAAATCGCAATCAGAAATCAGGATCAAAAACTAGTCAATATGACAGGTTCCACTGTGCAATTGGCCATTGAAGACCCAGTCAATCAGGTTACAGCATATAGTTTAGCCGTAAATTTTACTGATATAACCAAAGGGCTGGGCACAGTGACCATAGACACCGCCACAGTGAATAGTTTGTCTCAAAGAATTTATAAATTAACTCTTAAAAGAGTACTAGTTTCAGATAGCAGCGAAAGACCGTTATACATAGATGATAACTTTGGTGTTCCCCTGGATCTTGAAGTTAAACCAGCATATTATTCAACCACAGAACCTGCACCTTTCCTAAATGAAGTTGTAATTGACAGCGGATTATTACCATGACAGTGGCCAATGTAAATGTAACTAAAGTATTATTCAGACGTGGTAATACAGCACAAAACAATAACTATACCGGAGTAAGTGGAGAAATATCCATTGATACTCAAGCAAGAACTTTGCGTATTCACGATGGTGTGACTGTGGGTGGTGGCGCACTTACCAGTATTAGCAGTGGCAATTTTAGTAATACTACTGTAATTACTGGTAATATTATTCCGTCAGCCAATGTGATCTATAGCCTGGGCAACGTAACCAACCAATGGCGAGATCTGTGGGTCAGCAGCAATACAATCTATATTGGCAATATTCCTCTGACTATTAGCAATGGAAATTTATTAATTAATGGAAATTCAATAACAAGCGGTAGCGGTACCGATAATGTTTTGGGAGCAAATGTTGGTGCATATCAAATATTCAGCAATGCAAATGCAGCCGCACAAACAACAAGTATTAATTCTGTTAATGCAAATATCACCGCAGCCAATAGTTCAATTACAACATTTAATGCTAACCTGGGTGCATATCAAACGTATGCCAACGCAAATGCAGCCACACAAACTACCAGCATTGATTTTATTAATGCAAATATCACCGCAGCCAATAGTGCAATACAGACACTAAGTGCCAACATCGGAACCCTGGTTGCAGGTGCACCTGGAGCATTAGATACATTATTGGAATTGGCAAATTCTTTAGGTAATAGTGACAGTTTCAGTTCAACCATGGTCAATTGGCTGGGTAATATTACTAGCAATGTAACTGCGGCCAATAGTTCAATCACAACATTTAATGCAAACCTGGGTGAATATCAGACCTATGCCAATGCAAATGCAGCCACGCAAACTACCAGTATTAATTCTATTAACTCAAATGTTACTGCAGCCAATAGCGCAATCACAACATTACAAACTCAGGTTTATGCCAATGCCAACGTGGCCACATACTTGCCCACATATACTGGTAATATCACTGCCGGTAACCTAACAATCACAGGTAACCTTGATCAGCCCAATCGCGGATTTGGCAATGGTCCAGGAACTGATTTATACATCACCGCAGGTCACACCCAGGGCTGTAGTATACCGGGTGGTAACACCATAATATCTGGTGGATTAGGATATAATGGCATAGCACACAACGGTGG